CAACTGTTGCTGATTTGAACTCTGTTTCTGAACACAGTCAGCCTTCATGGAAAGTTGGTGATACATTTGTTGCTTCTGCTACTGGTGCTGCTCTTTCTGATCGTAACCCAGGCGCTACTTATAAATTAGTAGTTGCTGCTGCAACATATGCAACTGGTACTGGTGATTCTACTACTAACTTTGAAACTGAAACTCAGTTCCAAGACATGGGTTTCACCATTGAGAAAACTACTGTAACTGCTGTTACTCGTGCTCTTAAAGCTGAGTACACTATGGAGTTGGCTCAAGACCTTAAAGCAGTTCACGGATTGGATGCTGAAACTGAATTAGCAAACATTCTTTCAGCTGAAATCTTAGCTGAAATTAACCGTGAAGTTATTCGTACTATTAATCAAAGCGCGAAACCTGCTTCTACAAGCCCTGCTGCTTCTTCTGGTATTATTGATATGTCAGCTGATGTAGGTGGCGGTCGTTACTTCGCAGAGAAATTCAAAGGTTTAGCTTTCCGTATTGAACAAGAAGCTAACCGAATTGCTCGTGACACTAACCGTGGTAAAGGTAACTTCGTACTTTGTTCATCTGGTGTAGCTTCTGCATTAGGTGCTGCTGGTGCAATTTCTAACTACGCTACTGATGCAGGTGGTTTGAATGTTGATAACGCTGGTAACACTTTTGCTGGTACTTTAGCTTCAGGTATCAAAGTATATGTTGATCCTTATGCTGCTAATGACTACTTTACTGTTGGTTATAAAGGTGCTAACTCATATGACGCAGGTTTATTCTACTGCCCATACGTACCTCTAACTATGGTTAAAGCAGTTGGCGAAAATACTTTCCAACCAAAAATTGGATTTAAAACTCGCTATGGTATGCAAGTTAATCCATTAACAGCTTCTGGTGATCGTGTAAACGAATACTACAGGCTTGCTACTGTGACTAACTTATAATAGTATAAAAGCTATTAAATTAAAAGGGGATCTTCGGATCCTCTTTTTTTTACGTATAAATAAAGATATAACGGAGATAAATTATGCCAGTTACATCTAACAAAAACTTTTTAAGCCCTGTTGGGTTTCAATTAAAAATAGACTATAACAAATATCCTAATTTAGAATATTTTTGTACTGCAGCAAGCTTGCCTGGAATTAGTATGACAGAAGCTCCTGTTCCATTTAAAGGTGCAAATATAGGATTTGTAGGAGATAGAATTAATTTCGAAGATTTGACTGTAAGATTTAATGTTACAGAAAATATGGAAAATTATCTTGAAACATTTAATTGGATGCATGATATAGTAAATGGTAATGATATAACAAATGTTCAATCAGATGCAACTCTTATTATATTAAATTCACATAATAATAAAGCAAAAGAAATACAATTTAAAGATATATTTCCAACTGCTTTATCTGGTTTGCAATTTGATACAAGTGCTACTGATATTGAATATTTAACTGCAGAAGTAACTTTTAAATATACATATTTTGATTGTTTAGGAGAAGGTTATAGAGGAGCTGCAACTGCAGGTACTAGTTCTAGTAGCTCTAGTTATTAGTATATATAAATTATAATATTGATGAGGTAATATATGATTGATTTGAAGTCCATTCTCGAAATGTGGCAAAAAGATTCTGTAATAGATGAAATGCAACTCGACGAATCTTCTCGTGATTCGGCAAAACTACATGGTAAATACTTAGAGCTTATGAGTGTAAATAAGCTTACTTTGAAAAGAAAAGAATCAGAGTTTAAAGTATTACTTAAAAATAAATGGTTACACTATAACGGTAAATTATCAAAAGAAGAAATAGATGAGTTTGGTTGGGATTATGATCCTTTAAATGGATTAACTATACTCAAAGGTGATATGGATAAGTTTTATGATTCTGATCCTATCATACAAGAAGCTCAATCTAAGATTGAATATCTTGAAGAAATAGATAAAACCTTAAAAGAAATATTAGAAAATATTAAGTGGCGACATCAAAACATAAAAAACATAATTGAATGGAGGAAGTTCACAAGTGGCATATAGCGATAAAGTTATAGATCATTATGAAAATCCAAGAAATGTTGGAAAGCTTGATAAAGAAGATGATAGCGTTGGTACTGGAATGGTAGGAGCACCAGCTTGTGGTGACGTTATGCAATTACAAATAAAAGTGAATGAGGAAGGAATAATTGAAGACGCTCGTTTTAAAACTTATGGTTGTGGTTCTGCTATTGCTTCTAGTAGTCTCCTTACAGAGTACGTTAAAGGTAAAAGTCTCGAACATGCCACAACAATCAAAAACAGTGACATCGCAGAAGAGCTTGCACTTCCACCAGTAAAGATACATTGTTCTGTATTAGCTGAGGATGCAATCAAAGCCGCGATCAATGATTATATGAATAAGAATGGACAGAATAACGGTAACGAAGCTTAACCACGTATTTCTTTATATACAAACTGAACCAAGTATTGAGAAAGAATTATCAGATCATTTTTGTTTCTATGTGCCAGGTTATAAGTTTATGCCTGCATATAAAAATCGTATGTGGGACGGTAAGATAAGATTATATGATCTTCGTACTAAACAATTATATACTGGGTTATTTAAATATCTTAAAGAGTTTGCTTCCGCTAGAGATTATGAAGTATTAGTTGAAAGTAATCGTGAATACGGTAGGCCTGATATAACAGAAAATATTGATATACCTGCTTTATTAAATGAATTACATTTAAGTGTAAATGGCGATAAGATTGAAGCTCGTGAATATCAAAAAGAAGCATTACATCATGCTTTATCAAATCAACAATCTTTATTATTATCACCAACAGCATCAGGTAAATCTTTAATTATATACATGGCAATACGTCATTATTTAAGTACATATAATGAAGGTAATATATTGTTAGTTGTACCTACCACTTCTTTAGTGGAACAGATGTATTCAGACTTTGCTGATTATAGTCAATATGATGAATGGAACGTTGATGAAAACTGCCATAAAATATATGCAGGTAAAGAAAAATATAATATAAAGAATCGTGTTGTAATTACGACTTGGCAATCTGTATATAAAGAACGTACACCATGGTTTGAAGATTTTGGTATGGTAATAGGAGATGAAGCTCATAACTTTAAAGCTAAGTCATTAACAGCTATATTAGAAAAATGCCATAATGCAAAATATAGAATAGGTACAACAGGTACCTTAGATGGAACACAAACACATCAGTTAGTACTTGAAGGATTGTTTGGACCAGTATATAAAGTAACAACTACTAAACAATTAATTGACTCAAAGGACTTAGCTGATTTAAATGTATCAGTATTATTATTAAAATATGCTGATGAATATTGTAGAGAAATATCAAAAGCAAAGTATCAACAAGAGTTAGATTTTATTGTAAGACATGAGCCACGTAATAATTTTATATCTAACTTAGCATTAGACCAAGATGGTAATACTCTTATACTATTTCAGTATGTTGATAAACATGGTAAGCCATTACATGATATGCTTAGAAAAAAATTAGAAGATATAAAACGAACTAATCGTAAGTTATTTTATGTGTCAGGTGAAACGGGGGTGGACGATCGCGAGGAGATAAGAGCCATTACTGAAGGTCAGTCTGATGCAATAATCGTAGCATCTGTAGGTACATTCTCAACGGGTATAAATATAAAAAGGTTAAACAATATAATCTTTGCCTCACCATCGAAATCTCAAATAAGAGTACTTCAATCGATTGGTAGAGGATTACGTAAATCAGTTGATGGTAAAGATACTAAAGTATACGATATAGCAGATGATTTACATTGGAAGAGTTCAAAGAATTATACATTAAATCATGCGGCAGAAAGAATAAAAATCTATAATAAAGAAAAGTTTAAATATAAGGTATACGAGATAAAGATATGAGCGAAATAGAAGAAGTAGTAAAAGATCTAGCCATACGACAATTTAAACTTATGAATGGAGATGAGATAGTTGGTTTAGTTGCAAATCATAATGAAACTAATTTTGTTTTAGATAGACCATTTAGAGTTATACCTAATAAACTTAAAAACGATGCATATCAACTTGTGCCTTGGTTTGATTTATCTTTAAGTAATACATTTACTATTCATAAGTCAATGGTTGTTGCACATGCCGATGTTGCTACTTCTATTAAAGAAACATATCTTAAATTTGCTATATCTTTAGATAAAGAAGTTACTAATATAGATCATGAGGAAGAAACTTCTGAAGAACTACCTAATTTAATACCGAATGAACCTGAAACAATACACTAATTGTAGTATACCTCTACCCTCCCCGGTAAGCTTTATTATTATAACATATTTTTAAGCAAATGTACACCTTTTTTTTAATTAATTTAATTGTGTACTTTTTCGTGTAAATGTGTTATAATAGACTACATTATGGAGGAAACCTATATGAAACCAAAACTAAAACCAAAAGAAAAACCGCATTACGTTAATAATAAACAATTTTCACATGCAGTCGTTGACTATGTTAAGTCAGTAACTGATGCAGAAGCAAAAGGATTAGAACCACCAAAAGTAACTGATTATATTGCAACATGCTTTATGAAAATATCTGAAGGCCTGTCTCACAGACCGAACTTCGTTCGGTACACTTATAGAGATGAAATGGTAATGGATGCAGTTGAAAACTGTTTAAGAGCTATTCGAAACTATAAGATTGAAACTGCAACAAGAACTGGTAATCCTAATGCATTTTCGTATTTTACTCAAATATGTTTCTTTGCGTTTATTCGTCGTATAACAAAAGAAAAGAAACAACAAGATATTAAACATAGATTTATTGAACGAATGGGTATCGAAGAATTTATGGATATGGGTATGGATCAACAAGCTGCATCAGATACTCAAGCTTATGTTGATACATTAAAAGGTCGTATTGATACTATTAAGGTAAGAGATAAGGCTGTTAAAGAATTTGCTAAAGAAGAAAAAGCTAAAGCAAAGAAACTCGAATTATTCATGGTATAATATGAAAGTAGCTATTTTAAACGATACACATTGTGGTGTACGTAATTCATCTGATATATTTTTAAACTATCAAGAAAGATTCTATAAAGATATATTCTTTCCTTATTTGAAGAAACACAATATTAAGAACATATTACATCTTGGTGATTATTATGAACATAGGAAGTTTGTCAATTTTAAAGCGCTTAATCAAAATCGTAAAGTTTTCTTGGAACCTCTTCGGGATAATGATATTACTATGGATATTATCCCTGGGAATCATGATGTGTTTTATAAAAATACTAATGAGCTGTGTTCTCTCAAAGAGTTGCTCGGATATTTTACTTCCAATGTTAATATTATAATGAAACCAACGGTTTTAGATTATGATGGTTTAGGTGTAGCTGTTGTACCATGGATTAATAATGCTAATTATAAAGAGTACACCGACTTTATAGCCAAATGCAAAGCCCCTATGCTTGGTGCCCACTTAGAGTTATTAGGATTTGATATGTACAAAGGTATGGCAAATCCACATGGTATGACAGCGGATTTATTTAAAAGATTTGAAATGGTAATGTCAGGCCACTTCCATACTAAGTCAAGTAAGGGTAATGTTCATTATCTGGGTTCTCAAATGGAATTTACTTGGAATGATGTTGATGATCCTAAGTTTTTTCATATACTTGATACTGAAACAAGAGAACTTACTCCTGTACGTAATCCTATTACAATGTTTGAAAAAGTGGTGTACAATGACGAGAAAATAGATTATAATAGTATAGATGTAGAAAAATATCGACATAAGTTTATTAAGGTGTTAGTTGTGAATAAGACTGACTTATATCAGTTTGATAAGTTTATAGATAGACTACAGAATGTTGAAACGTATGAATTAAAGATCGCTGAAAACTTCGAAGAGTTTCTTGGTGAAAGCGTCGATGATGAAAAGGTTAACTTAGAAGATACAAAAGATCTTCTTGATACGTATGTTGATGCAGTTGAAACTGATCTTGATAAAGATCATATTAAATTAAAGCTACGGGAGCTATATACCGAAGCACAAAACCTTGAGGTAGTATGATACATTTTAAATCATGTAAGTGGAAGAACTTTCTTTCTACTGGTAATGAATTTACAGAAATACAATTTGATCGAAGTCCAACAACATTAATCGTAGGCCAGAATGGTGCAGGTAAATCTACATTACTTGATGCATTATCTTTTGGTCTCTTTGGTAAACCACATAGAGATATAAAGAAAGACCAAATGATTAACTCTATCAATAAGAAACAATGCGTAGTTGAAGTAGAGTTTAGAATAGGTGCATCTGATTTTAGAGTATATCGTGGCATAAAACCGGGTAAGTTTGAAATCTATCAAAATGGTAATATGATTAATCAATCATCTAGTGTAAGAGATTACCAAAAGTTTTTAGAGCAAAATATTCTTAAATTAAATCATAAATCATTTCATCAAGTGGTTGTACTTGGTTCAAGTTCCTTTATTCCTTTTATGCAGTTACCATCGCATTCGCGCAGAGAAGTTATTGAAGACTTATTAGATATTAATATATTCAGTAAGATGAATGGTTTATTAAGAGAACGTAATGGTAAGATACGAGAAGAGATTAATGATTTATCGCACCAAGTAGAGTTAGTTACAACTAAGATTCAAACACAATCTAAATATATTAAAAATCTTGAATCATTAAATGAAGATCAAATTGGCGGTAAACGTAAAACAATACGTCAGCACAAGAAAAGAATTAATGAAATCTTTGAGGAGTCAAAGTCATTAGGTGAAGGATTAGCAACACTAACTCAAGAAACAGAAGCACGTCATGATAAAATACTTGGCGAATCAAACAAGCTTGAGTCATATGATTTACAGTTTGATTCTAATATAAAGGATCTTGTGAAAGAATCTAAGTTCTATGAAGATCATGATGAATGTCCTACATGTGATCAAACAATAACACAAGAAAAGAAAACAGAAAAGCTTCAAGAAATTAAAGAAAAAGCAAAAGATATTCAAGAAGGTAAGACTAAACTTAATAAGAAGCTAAATGAGTTAAATCAATCCTATAATGAAGTACGTGAAACTCTTAATGAATTAAAAGATAAACAACAAACTATTCTATCAAATAACGAAAAGATTAATGTATTTCAAAAAGAAATCGATAACATACAAAAAGAAATCAATTCATTATCAGGTCAAAGTGGTGATCTTAAAAATGCTAAAACGGAACTAGAAGATTTGAGAGAATCAAAAGATTCTGTTAATGAACGTAAGCTAGCATTCTTAGAAGAAAGAACGTATAATGAAGTCATTGGTGAAATGCTTAAAGATACAGGTATCAAAACTAAAGTGATTAAACAATATCTACCTGTAATGAATAAACTGATTAATCAATACTTACAAGTACTTGACTTTTTTGTGGCATTCCATTTAGATGAAAACTTCAATGAAACAATTAAATCAAGACACAGAGATGCATTTAACTATTCATCGTTTTCTGAAGGTGAAAAACAAAGAATAGATTTATCGTTACTATTTACTTGGAGACAGGTAGCAAAGATGAAGAATTCAGCAGCTACAAATCTACTTATTCTTGATGAAACTTTTGATTCAAGTCTTGATGTTGATGGTGTTGATTCTTTAACCAAGATTCTTGATACTCTTGAAGATGGCTCAAATGTATTCATCATATCCCACAAAGGAGATGTCCTTGAGAATAAATTTAGATCAAAAATCGAGTTTATTAAAGAACGTAACTTCTCAAGGATTAAATAATAACCTATATAACTAAAAGTTATAAATATATAACAAAACAGTCTAAAATAATCTAAAAAAAGTTAAAAAAACAGTGTACAGCAGCAGCTGATTGTGGTATAATATATCCATATTCA